ACGAATATCAACTTCTAAATTGTTACCAATGTAAGCACCTAGACCACTTGTAGGGAACATTAAACATGATCTATAGTGGTTACTTGCACTCGCTGGGTCAGTCTCTGTTAAAAGAACTGATCTGTAAAAGTCAATACCTAACCATGTACCAATATAAGGCATGTAAATCATCTGTTTATCGAAAGGTCTTTGATCACTAAAGTCTCTATTCTTAAATTCAGCAATACCCATTAACTCAGTTTCTTCCGCTGGACCGATAATGCAGTTAAGTCTATCGCCTGCCTCTAAACCGAAAGAAGCTAAAGTTAATTCTCTTGCTTTTAAGATTTTAGCTAAAGTAAAACCAGATTGAGCTCTGTTAGTCCAAGTACCAGTACCATTGCCTGCACCTACTGGGTTACCATCAATGTAATTAACATCAATAGTTCTAGTAGCTGTAGGGAATGCTGTATTAGTACCTCTAGTTTTACCATCTACAGCAATACCTAAAGCGGCTGCGATACAAACCTCATCAATCTTACGCTTCCAAGCTGCAACACCTAATTTGACATAAGAACTTGTCGGGTCAGTAAGCATTCTAGAAACATCAAGTTTTTTATCAACATAAAGAGCTACATCATATTGCGTAAAATCAACTGAACGCATTGTGTGAGCTACAGTGCTGTAAGAGGTTGTTTGATTTGGGGTAGTGTTTGCGGACATCGAAATCGAGCCGATACGTGGGAAAAATTTAAACTCTGAATTAATATCACCTTTTTTAACAATGCCCTCAAATACTGAGTCCATTTGTTGAGACAAAATGTGTAAATTTGCCTCGTATGTATTAATCCAGTTTTGATCAACTGAATAAACCATTATTTACCTCTATTAAATTTGTGTTACTCAAAAGAGCAACGTATAACTAATTTCTTCTAACAAGAACTACCCGTAACACGGATTCTTAAACAATGAACTACCCGTTAAACGGATTCATTGAGAATTAATTATATATTACACTGTTTTCAATTCAAATGCAAACGGTAAAACATCTGATAAGTTTTTCTGATGTTGTTTTTTATAATTTTATTCTTTCTTTTTGTTCATATATATGTATTTTATACGCCCTATCCCTACAATCCCACGGTGGCAGTATTTCAACATTTTTCAAGGTGTCAAGGGAAGTAAATAACAGCATATTTGATTTAAAGCGATTAAGCACCATATTAACCATATTAATTCCCTCGTACTCAAATTTATACATTCTACCTATTTTAAGCTGATCTATACTCGTAACTAATACAGGTTTATTAGCTTTTATTTTTGACAGATACGACCTTCTATACTTTTTCAACATTTCTTTAGTTTCTTATATACTTCCCGATCTCTTTAGGGTTTGATTTGTTTATTGCTTCTTGCAATTCCCTTCTTACACTTTCAGGCATATTGCGACCAGCATTATTGTACCAATCATTAAAATTATTTCTATCGCTTAATATTCTACCCGCTACCTGCTCAGGTGTTTCCTTCGCTGATAAATTGGCTTGAATTTGCCCAATATCTTTAGGCGTATTCGTTAAAGCTACATCCTTCACAAACTTAAACAAATTATTATCAGTATCAATTAAGCTCTTAAGCTTTTCGTAATCTTCTACGTTTTTAGTATTTTGCTTTAAAAATAAATCAACTTTTGTTTCAGTCGTTGATAAATCTTCCCATTTGCTACGCTCTGCCTTAACTGCTTCTAATTGTGCCGCTTTAGAAGATTCTAAAGTTTCCATCGCTTCCCTAGACATCTTAGCGATAGAACCGATAACCTTATTTGCTTGAGTCTTAGTTAAGCCTGCCTCGTGAGCTGCCTTCTTAATTTCTTTTAAAACATTATCGTCAAACTTATAATCAGGTGTTTCAATCTCATAGCCATCTGCATTTTCAGGTCTGCCTAAACGGTTAAATAGTTTATCCCATTCTTCGGGAGCTGATTTTTCATTAGGTAAATTCACTTTAGAGCCTACTGCTTTTTGTGCATGAACATAACTTGTAACTAAACCTTGAACATCCTTTATTGGCTCTAAGTTTTTTTGGAATGTTTCCCTTTCGGTAGGGTCTTGAATATTCCCTAAATATTGAGTTTTAAACTCGCTAAAATTAAATGCTGGTGCTTCTTCGTTCATATTAATATTCTCCTAAATTTGCTAAAAAATCTTTTTCTGTTAATTCCTTGTTCGCCAAAAGCCTTAACACTACTGCTCTTTTCCCCTCAATAAAAGGGGTAAATTTTTCATCCCAACAAGGTTTATTAAATTCAGCGTAAAGCATTAAATCTGAAATAATTAAATCCCACGTTTCGGCTGGAATACTTTCATAAGCCTGCTTAACCCTTTTTTTATAATCATCTTTGCTTTTAAATAGTGTAGCCACATAACGGCTTATTGTCTTTATCATATTACCCCTTGCTGTAAAGCTACTGCTTGGCTTAAATCTTTTGCTGCTCCTGCTGCACCTTGCATATTCGCTACTTGAGCCGATTCTTCTCTCTTCGCTTTTGCTTCTTCTAATTCTGCTGGTGATTTTAACACGCTTAAATCCGCACCAATCTTTTTAAATACATATTGTGTAAACTTCTCTTCTTTAATTGCTTCTAATACAGATGGGTCTATAGACTTAGTATTCGCTAAAGTTATCAATGCTCTTTCAAGTAAAGTAATTGATTGAGCGTTTGAAGCTTCATATAAAGCACTTGTGAAATCAACTTTTAACTCCATATCATCAGGAAAATCTAACATCTTCCACTCTTTAAGCTGATTAAAAACAAATAAAAACGCAGGAGCTAAAAACTCATCTTGAATGCGTAATATATAATTTGTTAATTTCCTTACTCTTGAATTTTCACGCATGCTTGTTTCAGTTGCGGACATTTCAGCATTTTTAAAATCAACTAACAAATCAGAAAAGAAGCTTTGTGCAATCCCATTGCGTCTGCGATCTTCCATCTCTAAGCTAACTGGTAAATTCGCCACCGTAACTAAAGGCTCAGGCTTAATAATTCCCGTCGCTAAAGAAGCCTCTTGCATTGATAAATAAGTCATCGCTTTAGGGCTTAAATCTAAAGCCTTTCCAGTATCGACCAATAAATCATAAGGTACTGCCATTGGCGGAGTAACCATCGCCTCGGCTGCACCTAGGTTAGATTCGATCATGCTGTTTAAAACTTTAATATCGGGCAAAGCTTTATGCCCTGGACCACGCCCATAAGAAGAACCTGCTTTACGCTTCCAAGATGGAGCGACTATAGGGAATTGAGAATAACCATCTTCCCATATCTTAATCTTCGTATCATAAATAAAATAACAAGACACATAAGGCTTAGTAGTAGTTATCTTGCACCCTAAAGCTTTGGCATATTCGGTTTTCATTATTGAATGTAAAATATCTACATTTTTTTTCCCGCTTTCCTTAAGCTGCTTTTTCTCATAATCTGTGCATTCTGCTTTGCTTAAATTATCAAATTCAGCTAACAAAACATCTAAATCTAATTTATATTTTCTGAAAAAATAAAATACATCCCCATAGCTATTTCTTTTAATGTAACAATCTTGAGGCGGCAAACGGCAAAAGCGAACATAGCTAGATTTGCCTTCAATCGTTGAGTGCATATAGCCATAACCTTGACCATATAAAATTAAATCATCAGCAATATCTCCAAATGTTGTATAAAAATTTGCTTTACTGCGGCTTAAATGCTGCAAAACCAAATTAGTACCAATTTGTAAGTTTTTACTTAATTCAAAATCTTCCTCTTCGCTAAATCCTTCAATGTTTAAGCTTCCCCATTTCTTGCTTTCCGTTGCAAGCATGGATACTAAAGCACTGCTTAAATCTTCGGCTGCCCTTTCAGGAGTCGAATCTAAAATTTTAGTTTGATCTACAAACCCATCAGAGGAACTTGTATTAAAACCCCTTGATTCAGGGCTTAAATGTTCAGATATTGCACGCCATTCATTGTCATAATTAGAACGATCTGCTGCACAATCGCTAAAAGCTTTAAATAATTTTTCGTTCATTCTTTTTACCTTTAGGCAGGATTAACCCCCCACCAAATTTATTAGCTTCGTCTTGCTTCGCCTGCTCAAGCGGCGTTAATGGAACATTCGTGTCAAAATCGCTTATCGTTTTTCTTTCTGCTAATAAAGAAAGCTGCTTTAAAGCCTGCTTATTAGCTTTACGCAAGGCATAAGCTGCCGTTTCTTCTTCGCTTAATTCTTTTGGAACGCCACCTGACACCATGCTCTTATTTTACACCACGTTTATAGTTTGCAAAGCTTGGCAGCTCAATCATTTTTTTATGCCTCTGTAAAGAATGAACAGGAATTACATCTAATTTAAAGGCACTTGCCATACAGCGAACCGCATCTGCATTATGCGAATGCTTATCATGCACTGGAATTTTAGTAAAAACTCCCTCTGTATTTTTCTTTCGTTTATAATTCCGTAAATCATTAATTAACCTGCGGCATCTTTCCTTATCAAAAAAACAATAAGCTAAAACTTCTTGAACCCATTCAATATTGCCCGCTAAATCATTCGTTTTCGGGATAATAACAATCTTTAAACCCTTCTGCTTCCTTAACGTCTCCGCCCTTGATTGCAATTTATCCATT